ATACGCAGTCGCCCATCGTTAAAAGCGGTGATCACCTCACGAAGCAGCATTTGATAAGGCTTGCCCGCACGATCTGCTTTCTTCATGAAGATATCAAGCTCAGACTGCTTGACCCGCATTCGCAGGTCACCATCGAGCGTGCTACTGTCTTCGGACATGGTTGTGTTTCCTCGTTAATGTTTAACCACGACTCAAATTCTAGTATTACATTGTGGATAATGTCAACGTTTTTGTTTGACTTTGTTTCACTTATTTATTAATCTTTCACTGACAGTATGATCTCAATGCATTAGAGTTAGAGGTCTCACCGTACAAAATGTACACCTCATAATTACAGAGACAGACCCTCATTATGGTGACAAATAGTGAATTCTTAATAGCTTTATTTGGTGCTGATGCACCATGGGTACATGTAACAGACTTCTCCTATGACCCAGGAAACATCCCGAAAGACAAGCACTTAATCGCGTGGAAAGGTGACTACTTCAGCCGGTATCAGATGCACCCCGGTACCAATCAGTACTTCACTATCAGTAACTTCTACGCAGATGAAGAGGGGCAGGCACGTCGGCGCAAGGCGTTATTCAGACATACATCGGTGATTGTACTGGATGATGTGAAAGAAAAACTGTCCATGGATGAGGTGAGCAAACTTCCTCGTCCGGCATGGGTGCTTGAGACTTCCAAAGGTTCTGAGCAGTGGGGTTACATTCTCGACAAACCTTGTACTGAGCGTGCCAAAGTAGAGAATCTACTCGATGGCCTGGTAGCTAACGGTCTCGCTCCGGAAGGAAAAGACCCAGGTATGAAAGGGGTCACCCGTTATGTCCGGCTGCCGGAAGGTTACAACAGCAAGGCCTCTAAACTTGATATGGGACTCCCATTTAAATGCAAGATGCTGTTATGGGAACCTTTCAACCGAGTCACCATCGAGCAGTTGGCAGCGCCGTTTGTAGTTGATCTCGATGCGCCAAGACGTGAGCAACGGATTGATGGTGCTGCGGCGGTTGACGATCATCCTTTGGTGAACATTCCAGATATCATTCACATTAAAGAGGTACGCAGTGATGGAAGATTCGACATTGTATGTCCATGGATACACGAGCACACGGGGCAAGATGATTCTGGATCTGCAATCTTCACCAACGCGGACGGTTCCATCGGATTCAAGTGTCACCACGGTTCTTGCCAATCCCGTACCGGTAGAGAATTGTTACATTATATTGAAAACCAATCTCCCGGTTTTGGTGGTACGCTCAAAAACTGGCAAATAATGCGAGAATTCTCCGGGGTAACAACGACACCGGCATCACAGCAATTTTCTTCCGCACCTGTCAGCTTTCTTGAACCAGCATCAGTCACTCAATCTATCCCGCCAGCGCCGACAACTATACCCAGTTCCATTCAGATGTTGTGCGATGCGCTGAGGCGTGAGCACCCCAGCAGTGCTGAAGCTCGTGAGCTGGCTTCAAACATTCTCAAGTTCACCGACGACATGCCGAAGTTAGACCAGCTGGAGTACCATAACACGGTTTGTGATCTGATGAGATGGAACAAGAGCGATTTCAAAGACATCCTGAAAGACTTACGCAAGCAGTGGTATGGTGAAAAAATCAACGATGCAGAGTTCTATAATGATTTAGTTTATGTCAAAGAACAAAATCAATTTTATGAATGGAGAACTCGCATCTTTTACAGTGCTGAGGCTTTTCAAAATAGTTTCTCACACGAGGATTCTGAGGCAAGGAAAATTGCTCTACAAGAGGGTCGAGTAAAGAAAGTTGATCGACTCGATTATGCGCCAAAAAAACCACAAATATTCACTGAAAATAATATCCTTTACGCTAATACATGGACAGAAGATAGTCAGGATTATGGTGTTAAAGGGGATGTTGAGCGATGGCGCGGTCACTTTGAAGCGCTCGGGTGGGAGAAATACACTAAGAAGATTGAACAGTTCATGGCATTTACCCTGCGTCACCCTGACCAGAAGATTAACCACATGCTTCTATTTGGTAGTGGTGAAGGTGCCGGTAAAGATTTCATGTTGTATCCACTTAGTCAGGCAATGGGTGAGAATTATACTGTGATCAGCGGTGAAGAACTGCTACGGGATTTTGATGAACACCTTCTGTCTACTAAGTATCTGCATATCAATGAAACTGAGCTTGGTGACAGGCGTGAAGCGGTAGCAGTCAGTAATCGACTCAAGCCGTTGGCAGCTGCACCACCGGATACGTTACGGGTAAATCAAAAGAATGTGAAACCAGTAAAGATTAGGAATCTTGTCAGTGCAACAATGACAACCAATAGCATGATGCCTATTCGATTAAACGGGCCATCTAGACGCTTCCTTGCATTATGGTCGGATTTAAATCCAAGGGACGAATACGACAATATGCGTCCTGAGTGGAAAGAATATTGGAATGATCGATGGAACTGGATGAAGGGTGAAGAGCAGTTTGCAGGACAAGTGCCAGGGTGGAGAAATGTTGCATATCACTTGATGTATGAAGTTGATCTTAGTGACTTCAATCCTTCCGAAACACCGCCTATGACTCAGTTCCTGCGTGATATTAAAGAAGTATCTAAATCACCAATGGAACAGACACTTGATGCATTCATTAAGAAAAGACTTGGTGCATTCCGGTGTGACCTGGTTACTGCTAGTGATATGGCAGAAACATTGAAAGCGGGTAATGTCTTCGCACCGGGTGATATGTATACCGATGGTAAATATTTCACACCGACTAAGATCGGCATGATGATGCATCAAATGGGGCGGTTTAGAAAGATAAAAACATATCGATTAGGGTCCCTAGTGATGTTATGGGTACTGCGTAATCCTGATCGATATTTGTCGATGGATAGTAAAGAGCTATGGAAAGAATACAATGAGCAGGTGAATCAAGCTCGTGGTGAGCTTAATAAATTGAGGGTAGTGAAATGAAAATTGAACTGATTACAGGTGGTAAAATGCCGCAGCGCATGACTAAAGGCGCTGTTGGTTTTGATGTGTTTGCGTGGAAGGTTTATATTCATGAAACAGGATTTGAAGCAACTATTTATCTCGGTTTCAAGATTGATTGCAACTTTGAAACTATGTTCACCGGTAGGCGGGCTAAAGATGCTGCACTGATGAACTTTTCCGCGATGCTCCTACCACGTAGTGGCTGGGGTACAAAGTATGGATTCAGATTATTGAACACCACTGGCATCATCGATCCTGATTATCGTGGTGAGGTGATTATGAAAGTGGCATTTAATGAGTGTCCGCCTGAGTTGTTGAGGTTTTCAGAATCATATTGTAATGGATGCGGTTACTCATGTGAGCCATGCAATCATAGAAAAGTCGGAATAAAAAAAGAACAACCACGAGTCGGACAGATGCTCATCGTACCTTGCTATGTTGGTGAACTGAAACAGGTTGATTCTTTGGATGAGACTGAGCGCGGTGAAGGTGGGTTTGGGAGTACCGACGGAAAATAAAAGGCTCTATCCCAAGGAAGGGATCTGATTAACAAACAACCCCATCTTCACACATCTACTGTGACGCTCATTGAACAGCTTAAACACCCCATTCTTCTCTATTACCCTGCCTTCATTGCGAAGGCGGGATAGGGATGCGCTAACGACCTCCTCACTCAACTCTGATTCATAAACAAGCGTGTCCAGGCACATAGGCCCGGACTCTTTGAAACATTTGATGAGGGTTTCTGTGGGGGTCATAGTGAAATAAGCTTTGATAGACTGCATTCTTCTTTAAATTCACCATCAGGTTCTATAATCTTCTCAATGGCTTTGGCATATCTTAGCTGTCGTTCAAGATGTTCTATGCGCCGACTTCTACGAATGCAAAAGCTATCCCACGCTTCATCTTTTGTAGGATACGCATAACGTTTTCTTGATGTATTTGATATCCATTTTGCACCTGCATTACGTGGTGATAACCCACCTTCTATTGTATTTAAGATTATGCGGCTGGTATATTCAGGCATGACCCACCAACCCGCATGTGTTTGTTTAACACCTACGTATCTTGTAAGATTAACTGTTGCTCTTATTCCTCCTGTGTATTCAGTTTCATAAGCGTCACCTTCATATCTATAGAAATAAGTTTTCACCACTTAATCCTCCACACTACAACAGTCGCTGAGCCGATAGCGTCTGCTAATAAGTCTCTACTGTGCTCTGTCATGGTGTTGTTATGACCATCTGCAATCTCTTTTACCACGCCTATTGTCATCATCATCCAGAACGCCTGTATCTCAGTGTAACCAAGTGCACGGATACTGTTAGCACCGATGGCTGATACACTCATGTGCAGCTGCTTGTCACGCTGGTGAAAGAAGTCTTCAGCATGTGCCAGTGGTGATATCAAGAGGATGAATGTTAGAAATAAGAGTTTCATTTACAATCACCTTTTTAAAAAGGAATGTCAATCTTGATCCCGATTTGATAATTATTCATCACAGCAGATCCAGAATCATAGATAGTCACATATTGCCAAACTGTATCATATTTCTCAGGTAGAACATGCGACACCATCCCGTGAATCATCATATAACCAATAAAATAAGTATTCACCTCTTTTAAGGAAGGATGCTTATTCATGAAAAAATTAGTGTCTTCATAATATTTATTAGGATTCTTTGCTATTGTCCTGGTCTGCATCCAGTCAACAACATTGATTGATTGCCATACTATCTCTCTTACACCAGTTACTGTCACTGTGCCAGATGCATCGATGAACTCAGCTGATTGTGCTGATGTAGTGACAAGTAAAAGAAATAATATGACAATCTGTTTCACAGTATATTCCCTCTATTCATATCTTCCGCCGCGCTGTACCTCTTCACGCGCCTATTAAGTAAATCCGTCACCCACTTCGCCGTGTCCGGGTCCGAATGCTTCGTCAGGATGCGCAGCTGGTCGTTATCCACCATCAGCCACAACCTGCGCAGGCTGTCGTTTTTAAGACCCATCCCAAGCACTAGACATATTATTCTTGCTTCCCCTGTTTCAGCAATTTCAAAAATTTTCATCTACTCATCCTCCACGGTCACTGTTTCACCGAATACGCTTGCTATTGCGGCGCGGGTTATGGCTAGTTCTGGGGTATCTCCTAACTGCTCAACAAAATCATCCGGGTATCCAGAATACTCATCAACGCCAGTAACCACTGACGCATGCCATTTTCCGTCCATCGTGAACGTGTCTGATATTTTAAACCTCTTTTTAAGCTCCATCGCCTGCGTGCCATTAATGTCTGGGCGGTAGTCTTTCTTTATATGTATGAAAGCCAAATTTTTTGTATACCAACTACCACACCCTAGATATTCTAAATCATCAGGAGTTTCTTTGTAGACCCACTTTTGCGCCCTAGCCGCCCACTCTGCGACTTGTTTTCCTTCAAGATCTGATACTTTTATTTGTTTCATTTCATACGTTCCCTATCTTCATAGTGCATGTACTCTTGTCCGACATCTCCGTAACCTTGAACGATTTCAATGTCATCTAGCTTCTTGTTATCAATCAAAAGCCTATAACTTCCTTCTCTTTTCGATAAGTGCGAGATAATTAAAAATCTGCCGCATTCACTCATTTTTTCAACAAACTTATACATGTAATATTTCTTTTTTCTTCCCCCGATAAAATGAAATATCTTTAAGGTATCACCTATTTCAATCGGTATTCCGTTTTTGTCATAAGCTAAATTTCCCATCTACTCACCCCTCCCAACATATTCACGAACAATCCGCTCTGCTTCATCTCCAACAATCACGCCAAGGGCGACTTTGATTAATGGTTCATGGTTCGTAATTGCAGACATAGCTGCTTTATGTGACGTAAAAGATATTCCACCGTATAAGCTAGCTACAAGTTCTATTGTTTTTACTCCGTAGTCTATATCGTAAAAAATTGCATTCCTTCCTTTTGGATCGAATCCAGGAAGAAGTTCCACCAACTCACGCGCACGAACACGCGGAGAGGTTATATATTCTTTGTGGCTTAGGGCTTGTTCTGGGGTGCGGTGGCAGTTGCCGATTTTTAACTGATGTTCAAAGAAAAGGGTGTGTAAGTAAATTTGTGTAACGGTTTCCCCAAGAAGATCAACGATTGTGACCTCATCACCAACCTTCGGCCACGGTTCTTGAGCTTCTTGTTCAAGCTTGTCCCATGCTTTTTCCAATTCTCTAACGAGCATGCACAGTTTTTCTGACGGTACATCTTCTAGAAGTTTCTTGACTTCCGTAACCTTTGCTTTGATTACTTCGTTATTCATCACTTACTCCTCATATTATCTCGATTCATGTTTGCAGCTGCTGAGTATCGCCGTTCCCGTTGTTTAAGTATTTCAGCTGCGCTCGGATCACCAGCCTCAGCCATAGCACGCAGATCGTCATTCGTGTATATGGGTCGCTCAGGGAGACGTTGGTCTAAGGTTTGGCGGAACATTTCAACCCTTCCTTAATTCTATCCAAATGCTGGCGACCGGTGTTTGTAAGATTCTCGCATGAAGGACAACTCTCACCTTCCTCAACATCCCACCGTGTACAGTGCGTGTGGCATAGGTACTCATCACCTTCGCGCCTGATGTTACATTTCGACATGGACATACCATCTGCCTCCTGTGTTGATGCATCGTGTAACACGACCCAGCTTGAGTGCCGCGGCGACCAGATCGGTGAGTGTGGTGGCGGTGAGGAGAGTGGTCACTTCCAACACTCCTCTCGGTCTTTACAGTCATAACAACTGTAGTGTACCTCGTCAGTCTTGAAGCACAGTGGATGCTTGTTGAACAGCTTAAGTGCTATCAGCACTGCTGTGATGATTGCTACCAGTACAATGATGATGGCCCACATTAACTCATGCATGCTAGGACCTCTCTGGTGCAAGTGTAACCTGATGGACTGGTACTGCCTGTACATCCCAGTAGTGAAACTCAATGATAGCGACAGTGGCGCGTTTGGTCATTGATGAGGGGATGCTCTTCACATGCAGTAGTCGACCTGTCGCACCATTGGCACAGACTTTGTGGTTTCTGTGTTGGTTGGTGATCACCGGCGTATCTCCTTATCAGTTAATAAAAGTGCGGATTGTCAGCCTGGCAATGGTGTACATAGCCACGATGCAAATGGTTGCTGCTGAGATGTAGAGTTCGATCATTACTTTGCTCCTCCTTTGACTTTGAACTTCACTACGACGCCCTTACTATGCGGGTATTGTTCTTATTCGCATATTCGAGAGCATGACCCAATGATTTAAACCATAATGGCTCGATTATATTTTCAAATTCATAGTACATCAGCATATCTCCGTATCAGGATGTAATGGGTCAGCGCCAATAAATACCGTATCTGGTGCCTCTGGCCATTCTCTACGAATAGTATCGAAATCACCTTCATACCAGTAGCGCATGAATGCGAACCCATCTTCACATTCACCGTTCAATACAAAATCAATTACAGCTAAAGCCGGGTCATATCTATTCATCTCTTTTTCCTCTTATATTCCTTATCATGTTTACCTGCTACACATTGTAATACGTCATTCCACAAATGCAAGTGTTTTAGTGCAAAAACATTTTCTGCGACATGTTGCGGATTCTGCGGATACCTTGGGTCGTTTAAGGTCAATGTGAGATTTACGTGCTTAAAAAGTAGGGTTATTGTGGTTATTTTTTGACCAGTGAAAAACGCTGAGAATGGTCGTAGAAAATGTTTTACTTATATATCATATAGTTATGACCTTTATATCTCTTAGTAGGTATAAGTTGTTGTAAGCTTATGATTCTATTAATGTTTTTAAATGTTTAAATTTACGACATTTGGTTATAAGTTATTGATATATATAGATTTAGGGGTGTTTACCGATAACCTTTTCACGTATACCTTGCAAAATATAACAACCGGTGAAAAAAATATTTTTTCTCTGGAGCCTTCGAGGGTTTTACTAGGTGGTCGTGTAAGGTATACGTGGGCCAAATGTCGCAAATAATGACAGTGTGGAACAATATCGTGAAACATTTTGAATGAGTTAATTGAACGGTGTTCAGATTGTGATTGACGGTGATATGATGCGGTGTGCTAGACTTTGTGGGGACGATTAACACACTGGTGATGGTATGGCTAAACGAATCACAGCCGCTGACATAATAGGACTGAAGCCGAAATATGCTGCATTTGTCATCGAGTATCTGAAAGATTTTGGTGCCAGGAGAGCTGCAGAGGCTGCCGGGTTTGAAGCTGACTATGGGCATCGGTTACTGGATAGGCCAGAGATAAAGGAAGCCATCAACGAGGCGCTGAGGCGACGACTGGAGGCGACTGATATTGATGCTGAGTGGGTTCTGATGGAGGCGGTAGATAATCACTGCATCGCCCGGCAGCAGGGTAACATTACTGCAAGCAACACGGCGCTCAATCTGGTGGCAAAGAATGTGTTCGTTGATGCGTTTGCAGCTGAGAAGGTTGAGATGAACAGTGACAAGGAGGTCATGGAGCGGTTACTACGCGGAAGAAAGCGCCGGCAGCAGGACAATGACGACGATGACACACCTTCTTTCCTGTGATGCGTTGTGCTATTCTCAAGTTCAGCCCTGGGCGTGCGACTACAGTTGGACCGTCACCGCCAGCTGCATGCTACAGGGCGCTTAATTCTTCTATGGTGACAGTGTGGCAACAACTCGATCTGCAATGACATCCAGCGGTGAGTACGAGGTTGGTCAAGTTGACCTGCTGCTCGCTGATGAATGCTCACAGTATTATGCTGATCCGTATGGATGGGTACTATGGGCATTCGACTGGGGTTATGGTGAATTAACCGGGTTCGATGGCCCTGATATCTGGCAGCGTGATACTCTCATTGACATTGGTAAGCAGGTCGCAGCACGCGGCTTTGACGGTGTTACCCCTGTTGACCCCATCCGTGAAGCTACAGCCTCCGGTCACGGCATCGGTAAATCTGCACTCACCGCATGGCTCATTCTTTGGATCATGTCCACCAGACCCTATGCCAAGGGTATTGTCACGGCCAACACATCAGATCAGCTGCGTACTAAGACCTGGGGTGAACTCGGCAAGTGGCGCAGTCGCTGTATCGTCGGTCACTGGTTTGAATACAACAACGGTCGCGGCTCAATGTCGCTGTATCATCAATCCTGGCCGGAGTCATGGCGCGTGGATGCACAGACTTGCCGGGAAGAGAACTCTGAGGCATTTGCTGGGCTGCACTCAGCCAACTCAACACCATTCTATCTATTCGATGAAGCATCAGCTGTTCCTGATAAGATATGGGAGGTGGCTGAGGGTGGTCTGACTGACGGTGAGCCGATGTTCTTTGTCTTCGGTAACCCTACCCGTAATACCGGCAAGTTCCGTGAATGTTTCACCACGCGGAGCCACCGCTGGTCTACGCGGCAGATTGACAGTCGCACA